AAGCTACTTGAAGCAAAAGATGCATTTGTACGCCAAGCTTTAAGTAAATAATCATTTATAGAAATGAAGCGTCCTAAAGGGCGCTTTTTTATTGCCTGCCGAAAGCGGATGCTAACGGCGAATCCGGGCGGATGCCCATTTTGTATATATAGGTTGGATGACCAATGAAACTTAAAACAGTAACAATCGACGGTAAAGTTTATGCGGAAGTAGACGGTGATAAGCCGATCTATATTCATGATGACGGCAAAGAAATGCCACATGATGCACCACACTCGGTAGCAACAATTGCACGCTTAAACAATGAAGCTAAAACACATCGTGAAGCCAAAGAAGCAGCCGAAAAAGCATTAAAAGCTTTTGAAGGAATTGAAGACCCAGCGGCAGCTAAAAAGGCATTACAAACAATCCAAAATCTCGATGATAAAAAGCTGGTGGATGCCGGTGAAGTTGAGAAAGTTAAAGCTGAAGCTATCAAAGCAGTTGAGGAAAAATATGCCCCGATTGTTGCGCAACGTGATGCTCTAGAAGCCTCTTTACATAAAGAACTTATCGGCGGTGGTTTTGCTCGTTCTAAGTACATTCAAGACAACATTGCAGTACCTGTGGACATGGTTCAGGCAACCTTTGGTCATCACTTCAAAATCGAAGAAGGCAAGGTGGTTGCATATGATCCGAACGGCGAAAAGATTTATTCACGTGTCCGCCCGGGTGAACTTGCAAATGTTGATGAAGCTTTAGAGTCATTGGTTGGTGGATACCAGCATAAAGACTTAATTCTTAAAGGTGGTAAAGGAACTGGTGGCGGTTTTCAAGGTGGGGGCAAAGGTGGAGCACCTACTGGAATGAAACGCAGTGAAATGTCTGTTTCTCAGAAAGCAGATTACATCAAAGAACATGGCAATGATGCCTTCCTAAAACTACCGAACTAATCATTAAATATTTGGAGATAAGTAGTTATGACTACGACAGTTAATTCAGACATGATCATCTATAATCAATTGGCTCAAACTGCTTATTTAGAGCGTTTGCAAGATAATTTGAATGTATTTAACCAAGCCTCTAATGGTGCAATTGTTTATCGCAATGAGATCATTGAAGGTGATTTCAATAAAGAAGCATTCTACAAAGTGGGCGGTAGCATCAAACATCGTGATGTGAATTCAACCGCCAAAGTAGTTCCAGAGAAAATTGGTTCTGGTGAGTCTGTAGGCGTAAAAGTCCCATATAAATATGGTCCTTATGCATCAACTGAAGAGGCATTTAAGCGCCGTGCTCGTACACCAGAAGAATTTGCTATGGTTGTTGGTTACGATCTTGCAGATGCATTGGTTGCAGGCCGATTAGAGTACAGTTTAGCTTCTTTAAAAGCTGCTATTTCTAGCAATCCAGACATGGTTGCAAAAGGTAGTATCGTTGTTGATGGCCGCAAAGCATTGACTCGTGGTATGCGAAAGTTTGGTGATAAGTTTGGCCGCATTGGCTTATGGGTGATGAACTCAGATACATATTTCGATATTGTCGATGATGCAATCACTAAGCAAATTTATGGTGAATCTGAAATCGTTATCTACGGTGGTTTACCGGGAACCTTAGGAAAGCCGGTCTTGGTGACGGACGCTGTAGGTGATAACGATGCTTTTGGTTTGCAGTATGGCGCTGTCACTGTAACTGAATCACAAGTACCGGGCTTCCGAGCTTATGACATCAATGATGAAGAAAACTTAGCAATCGGTATGCGTGCTGAAGGTGCATTTAACTTAGATATTCTTGGTTATAGTTGGGATACATCGAAAGGTGAAAATCCTGACCTTACATTACTTGGTTCAAGCGCTAACTGGATCAAATATGCAACCAGCAACAAAATGACAGCAGGTACCTTACTTGATTTATCGGGTACAGCGACAACTGGTTAAAACCTAAAAATTAAAACCTAAGGGGGCTAATAAGCCCTCTTTTTTATTATTAAGAGAAAAGCGCCATGAAGATTATCTATACACGCATTGCAGCAGCGGCTGCATTAGAGACAGGCATTATTGCTAACCCTGACTATTATGAAAACCCAAATTTGAAAGCAAAAGAGGTAATTATTTACGGTAATTATCCAAAGATTCAAAAGGATTATGAATCTTTGGAAGTTCCAGTTGAAGTTCGTAAGTTGGAAGTGCCACAAAAAACGACTTTGGCCACAGTAAATGTCGCAGTGGGAATTACCCCTGAACTTCAAGCTGTGATGGATGATGCAAAAGCTGAATGTGAAAAGGTAGTTGAAGAAAACACTCAGCTTAAGCAGAAAATTGCCATCTTAGAGCAGGCCGGTGGTAACCAGTCAGAGTTGTTATCTGAAAATTCACGATTAAAAGATGCAGCAGTCTTAGCAGATAAAGCTCTCAAAGATGCTGAAGCTCAAGTGGTCGGTATAAAAACTGAATTTGAAGCTTTTAAAAATGATATTCCTGCAATGCAGGCACGTATTGCTGAATTGGAAGCTGGAAAAGCGGCAGAAAACCCAGCTACAGAAACGGCAGCTAATGATTTTGAAAACTGGTCAAATGATCAATTAAAAGAGTATTTGGCTAGTAAAAACATTGGTTACAAGCCGTCTGCAACAAAAGCAGAACTTCTTAAATTAATCCCGAAGGAATAATGCAATGAGCTTTATTACTGTAGATGACGCAAATTCAATTTTGGGCAGCGATTTTGCACCAGACAGTGATAAGGCTCGTCTGGTGAAGCTGGCAAATGTGTGGATGAAAAACAGAATTGGTTTTGTACCAGATCCAATTGATCCACTTCTTAAGGACGCGGCTTGTGAAATTATCAAAGGAATTCTGGCCAAAGTAATTTATAACGGCAAAGAGCAGCAGTTGAAGCGTAAGAAAGTTAAGGCTGATTCTGTTGAGTCAGAAAAAGAATTTCAAGACGGATCTGAAGCAATCTCTAGCTTTGAACAGATAGCAATTGATTTTATTGATTCACTTGATTTGAAAGATCCAAATGCAAGTTTTAATGGCTTTGGCATACCACTTTACAGGGCATGATATGGGCTTACGTGACGAAATTCAGGCAGACATTGCTGAAGCATTTAATGATGATTTAGCAGATGCCATTCATACCTTTACATGTGAGCGGATCTCTAAAACGAATTGGGATCCTAAAACTGAAACTTATGTTGAAGTTAAAGAAAACTATTCTGGCCGTGGCGTTCTGTTTGGCTCATACAGTCAATATGAGATCCAAACACTTGGAGTACTGGCCACGGATAAAAAGGCAACCGTGCTTCAAAATGAAGTAACTATGACTCCAAAAATTGAAGATGAATGGTTAACTGCCTTAGGCTCATTCCGGGTAATTAATATTCAACAGGATCCAGCTAATACTATTTGGAAATGTCAGCTTCGAAAAGTGTAGGGGCTAAAATGGTTAATCCTGATTATGTTCCTGAATGGTATATCTCGCCTTTTCAACATGTGCAGTACACGCTTGCTCGAAATCAACTACACATGGATTTGTTATTTGAAGATATGGATAAGGCCGATCAATTTTTGGATATGGGAGCGGATGCGCAAGTTAGTACTTTTTCTGATGGTGCATATGCAATCGTCCAAATTGGTGATACGGCGGATAAAGACCGAATTCAAGTTTATGGATTGCTTTTACATGAAGCTGTTCATGTCTGGCAAAAGATTAAAAAGCTCATGGGTGAACGAGAACCGAGCTCTGAGTTTGAAGCTTATTCAATTCAGGCGATCGCTCAAGACCTTTTTAAAATGTATGAAGAAAGCGAGGTGAATGATGGGATGGAAGGGGAAAAAGCCAACTGAATTTAGTTTTGATGTGTCTAAAGCAGCAGAAGACCAGGTGAAGCATATTGTTATGGATACTGTGCAATCCTTAGTTAATTTAAGTCCTGTTGATACTGGAGCATACCGTGCTTCACATATTGTTTCGGTTGGATCTGCTGATTTCGGCGTGCGTGAACCTGAAACAAACCCTATTAACGACGCAGCGATTCAGGCAATGAAGATTAAGTTAGGTAATTTGGTTTATATCCAGAACAATAAAGCTTATGGACCGCGCTTAGAAAACGGCTGGTCTGATCAAGCACCACAAGGTATTTATGGCCTCACGTTTAACTTTATTTCTCAAAAGTACGGTGGCTAAAATGGCAATGACTTTAGAGCAGACAAGGCAAGCTATTATTGATCGCATGCAAAGCTTTACGGGTATTGCTCAAGAACGGATTCAGTATCCAAATGCACCTGACTTTACTGTTCCAACAAAAGGTGTATGGTGCCGTTTAACGATTGCAGGTGGCCCGAGTTTTACCTCAGGCATTGCAGATAAGCCATGTACACGCCGTACCGGTAATATCATGATCCAATGCTTTGACCGATTACATACTGGAGAGAAGGCCGTAACGGTTCTAAGCGATGCATTGCTGGCTCATTTTGAATATTTCACAATCGAACACTTAGAATGTTTGAATGGCCAATCTATTTATGCGGGTAAAGATGCTGATTTCATTCAGTATAATGTGAGCATTGGGTACAAGGTGAATTGATATGTCATGTATGCTGACTTTAGAAGAAATCGAAATTAAACGGCAAGAACTGGAACGGCATCTTGAAGATGTTATGTCTGTTGAGTTGAGCAAATGGCAATCTGAAAACAAGCTATGTGTTTCTGATGTGAATATACGCTTGGCTAATGTTGTTAGTCTCGGAGGGCCTAAACATAACGTTGTTACTGGAGTAAGTGTCGATTTAGATAATGAGCTTTGAGTTCAAGAAAAAGCTACTGCAAGGCGATTATTTTTAATGACCTCAGCATATTATCATTTGTGATTACATTCTGTTACAGTAATGGAAATTTATAACAAATGGTAAAACATGAAAAAATCAACTTTAGGCTGGGGTGCCGCAGGATTAGTAGCTTTAGGGATTTTTGGTTCAGGCAATGATAACTCTCCAAAACAAACTTCAGACTCAGAAAATGCGCAGAGTGCAGTAGAGGAAGTTATCGAATCAAAATATATCAACACTAATTCTTTAAATATTAGAGATAAACCAAACGGTCAAGTAGTAGGAAAGTTAGGACGTGGGGAAAAAGTTGATATTTATGAGATGAAAGGAAACTGGGCACGTATTTCCTTAAATTCCTCATCACCTCAGTGGTTATCAACAAAGCTATTATGTGAAACGGATGGCTGTTTTAAACAAAAGTCTCGATCAACCACGTCAAATAATTATCAGGCCTTAAAATCTCATCCTCATCATTCTGAAAGAAAACAGAAAAAAACCTACTACGATAGTGATTGTTCATGTGCTGTGGTGGATTATTGCGTGGGTCCTAGAGGTGGGCACTACTGTATTACGAGTGGAGGAAACAAGAGATATAAACCTAGATATTAATTAATTTGAATTATGAGACCTCCATTTTGAGAGGTACTTTATGTCTTAATCACTACCACCTCATCGGTGGTTTTTTTATGTCTATAGGAATCACTTATGAGCAATTTTGTATTTAAGCGTGGTGACACTTTCAACTTAAATCTTCAGCTAGTTGATATGGATGAAGCCCTGCAATATCCACCAGATGATGTGCGCCGTGCAATTGATCTTACAGGTTATACCTTCACTTCACAGGTTAAAGCTCTGGCTGATGGTGCTACTGTGGCCACATTAACTTGTACTGCATTAAGCCAAAGCACACAGAAAGGGTGGCTGAACATTAAATCTAGTGCAAGCACTGCAACTTGGCCTTTAGGGCTGTGTCAGATGGATATTAAAGCTGTAGTTAGTGGCACTACACAGCACACTGAAACTTTGACTTTCCAAGTGATTGACGGGGTAACAGCATAATGGCAAATCTTGTTTTTAAATTTAGTTGGGATCACCGGCCATTCCCGTATAACTCGGCTCAGGGAAAACGGCAATTCATGCTGCCATTCGCTTCAGGCATTCCTAATCTGGCACCAAACTTTTCGCAGGTCCAAGGTACTGCTGCAGTCTCTCAAGGTGGTACTGGGGCGACAACTGCACTAGATGCTCGAAATAATCTCGGAGCAGCAGAAAAAGGGGTGAATAGTGACATTACAGAGCTAAAAGGATTAACCAAGGCTATTGCAATTTCTCAAGGTGGTACCGGTGCAACAACTCCATCCGATGCTCGAACTAACTTAGGGCTTGGTAGTGCCGCGACTAGAAATGTTGGTACTACAGCTGGTAATTTGATAGAAGT